ATTTGTGCAAGAGTGTTCAGAGCACCAGTCTCATCAAACTCACCTTTGGAACTATCTTGACCTGCTTGGGCGACATAGTTTACGCCAGCAATAAGACCCTTCTTACCATACTGAACACCGAAACCAGCACCAGTTGCCTTGTTATAGACGCCAGGAGTACCAGCAACAGCAAAGAAGTCAAGAATACCAGACTTATATGCAGAAGGCATCCAAGCAATCTCAGTGTTACGAACTGCAGCACCAGCAGTCAGAGTTGCTTTGTTGTTAAAAGCGGGGAACGAATAATACAGACGATCGATAACTACATTGTTGCCGACTTCACTGGAAGTATTGTCTGCCTTATCCAGTTTGAACAGAGAAGAACTAGAACCAAAAGGATCGCTACTAAAGTTAGCAGAACGCAAACGAGTCTTGAGAAGATCCTTACCAGTAAATGAGGTATCCAGGTTCAGACGCAAATCGTAGTTAAATGCAGCGTGAGTAATACCACCACTCTTAGTTTGATAATCATCAACGTTACCGAGAACGAAAGATGCTTCACCACGCAGTTTGGTAGTGGTAGAGAACTGTTGTGCTTCAAGTTCACCAACTTGAGTTTCCAGAGAAGCAACTTTACCCTGAATTACAGTAAGTTCATTGCGGAATTCATCAGCAAGACGCTTCAGTTCATCAGTTTGTTCGGTTACACGATCCAGGCAAGCATTAAGAAGTGCTGCTGCCTCATAACGAGTCATTGCCTTACCACCACCAAAGGTGCCATTAGGATAACCAGCAACGCAACCATAACGCTCTACGAGGTTGCTGAGTGCCTGATATGCCCAATCTGTGGGTTGTACATCAGAAAGTTGATTGATGCTTGTAACCTGCTCTGAAGTAGCGTATTGGTTGACTGCTGCCATATTGAGATCTGCAGCATCTGCAGCAACAGGAGCAACCATTCCCAGAGCAACAGGTGCAAGCATCAGTTGTTTGAGTTTCATAAAAATTTGTTTTAGTACTAAACGACATTCTGAGATACTAATGCAAATAGTTGCGGCATTAGTATCTCAGAGTACGTATATTAACATTATCTTTAGTATTATGTCAAGTGGTTTATTTATTAAGTACGTATGGTTTTCCGTGCTCATCAAATCCATCAATGTCAATGTAGTGTGGTTCTCCATTAAAATTATCTGATGGAGAAACTAACAAATAGGGTCCTGGAACTCTATCATCTTTCCAATGATATGTCTTAAAATTAGAAAGGTGAAAATGAACGGTTATAACTTTTTTTCCAGGATTTCTACAAACATATCCAAGTTCCCTCATGTGATATGTAATTTTATTATCACATCCAGGTTTTCCCATAGTGTAATTCATACTTTCTGAGGTGGGAATTGGGGTTTTGAAAATCCAAACATCCTGTGATGCTGGATTTTCAAATGGTTCAATTTCCCAGTTCTTTCCATCACCTGATGAAATTTCCCAACGACTTAAAGCATAAAATGTCTTACTCATTGTTACACTTCTAAAATATCGCAAAGTGTCATCAAAAATAATATCAGCATTTGCAACAATACAGATACTATCTTTTAAATTTTGATTGCAGAAATCAAAAATATCTTTATACGTTGGACGTTCTTTTACAACAATCTTTTTAATTTTTGGAGAATCAAAATTCAATTCAGCATCTTCTTCCATGAAAATATATACATTCTCAATATAATCATTTCCAAGATTTTGATGGAGACAATAAAGATATTCCCCATTTCTCATATGATTGAGAGAATTAAAATATTCTATAATAAGGTTCATTGACTCTTAATCCATTCCATTAAATTTACTTTAGGATCCCACCCAAAAATGGTTTTTAGTTTACTATTATCGGCAAGGGTTTCTCTAGATTCTCCAATTCTGGGTGGAATATTTATTTGATTATTGGAAATAACGTTAGCAATTTCATTGATTGAGTAATTTACCCCATTACCAACATTGTAGAGTTGTCCGTAAAACTCATCATCAACATCTTTTGTTGCTGCAAGAATATTTGCATGAACTACATCGGATACATGAGTAAAGTCTCTACGCTGTTCACCGTCACCAACAATAGTTAATGGTTCATTATTTGCTCTCTGACGTAGAAAAATTCCAACTACAGGTGCATATTGTCCTTTTAAAGGTTGCCTTTCTCCATAAACATTAAAATATCTAAAGAAAATAGTCTTTAACCCAAATAAGTCTGTATACATTTTGCAGAGTTTTTCTCCAGCAACTTTAGATACAGAATATGGATTCAGACAATCATCTCTTTGAGTCTCTTTGTTTGGTTTTTCATTAAATCCATACCCAGATGAAGTAGACGAATAAATGACTTTTTTAACTCCTGCTTCACGAGCACATTGAAGAACAGTTGCAGTACCTACAAAGTTGATACTAACTGCCTCAATTGGATTTAAAATTGCTGGTTGAATACGTGCTTCTGCTGCAGTATGAAATACATAATCTACTCCATCATAAAGAGAACGTGTATTTTCATAATCACGAATATCATACTTATAATTCTGTGTTTTGTCATTCCAATAAAACTGATCATGAGCATCAGAAAACTCGTTATCAATTACAATAACTTCATGTCCAAGATCAAGTAATTTATCTACTATATGCGATCCGATAAATCCTGCACCGCCAGTTACTAATGATTTCATAATTAATCTAGATATATTTTTTTAAATTTTTGAACTACTTTTTCTGGAGAATATTCTTGGTAACAATTCCACTCTAAAGAATTTATTTCCTTTTTATCCAAATTCTTAAGAATATGAAGAATTTCTGATTTATTTTCGTAATAAATTCCTTTCTTCCCCAAGGTATCTATATGATTTCTTTCCTTTGAATTATAATAAGTTATGATCGGTTTGTTCCTTATAGAAAACTCTGCACAAGACAAACCAAATGATTCTCCTATATTTCTTGCATGAAGCATTGCATCACAAGTATTAATAAATTCAGTCTTATTTTTTAAATCAGGACTACCAGGAAGATATATAACTCTTTCGTGTTGAATAAAGGGTTCTGTAAATTGAAAAAGAAACCAAATATCTGTTCTTTCTTCTAACACTTGATAAATTGATTCTTTTACAAATTGAATATCAAAAGTATCCCACCCACCGTTTCTTCCAATTACTAGTGCATCTTTTGGAATAAAAAGTTTTTCTCTCATATCCCCATTAATATCGGGGAGATGAACAATATATGGAACATATGGAACTGTATAGTTTGTTATTTTAGATAACCATTCAGATCCCATTGCATAAACATCACCATGAATCCAGTCAGGTTTCCACCATCCAGATATAGCATTTACCAAATTTTTAGAAACGGAAGAGATTACTCCATCTGGAGAACCACCCTTTTCCATCAAAAAATACTCACATTTATTTTTACTTAAAATGAAATCAATTTCAGATTTGTCAGAATATCCAAATACAGGAAATTCTTTTTCAAATTTTTTAATTACACCATCATCATTTGGAGATTCGTTTATATTAAACAGTATTATAGGATCTAAATCTAAATAATGTCTAGTCCAATAAGCCCAATCATAAATTGCTACAGTCGTTCCTCTCAGGGATAGTGAATTATCATGAAATGCTATTTTCATACAATTTTTCCAACATAGTCACTACAAACACCAAAACAATTATAAAATTTTAAATCTGAAAAAGAACTTACATCCAAACTCCACTCTGGCATAACAATTATAGAGTTTGAGGTATAAGATTTTCCTGGATATGTCCAAATGTAACCCTTACTTGTTAATGTAAAATCATCTTCCTGATGCCAAAAATAATTATATCCTCCCGTTTTACTGGAAAAATAAAATAATGCGGCTATATTTTTACAATGAATCCATAGGTTATCCATTCTCTGTTCTAACCAATAATGTGTAACTACATATTGTGGATTATCATGTCCTAGATAAAAATTATTATCTAAAGAATCATAACGAATATCAATTTCCACATCATACCCATGTTTTATTGCAATATCAATATAATCTGGATTATTTTCATTTGATGGGTTTGATCCTTGAATATTTCCTCTATGTGAAATCAGTTTCATGCCAAATAGTGCTCCAAGAAATAATTCAAATCCTCTGGAGTTCCAATTCCCCACATTCTTTCAATTTCTTTCACTCTAATCTTTTTACCATCAGCGATTGCTTCATTGAAAACTGGGCAAACATAAAACTCATTATTAGTTCTGATATTCTTTTCAATCATCTGTTCGGCATATTTCACGTAATCGGAACCTTTTTTCCAGAAATAAATTCCTACAGTAGCATTATCGCTGATGGGTTTCTTTTCTGCAACCTCAGAAACAAACCCATCTTTACCAAGTTTAGCATAAGACCACTTTGGATGAGTTGCTTTAAATGTAACAATTCCACCATCTACCCCATCTACATTAAAAGCATATAAACACTCATTGCTATTCCATTCAACAAACTGATCGGAGTTAGCCATGACAAGTGGAGCATCATTGTCAATAAACTTCTTAGCAAGAAGAGTTGTACAAGCAGCACCTTCCGTTAATCCATCAACTTGAACAATATTGCAGTTTGGAGCAATAAGATTCAAAAGATATTGAAGACTATACCTTTCATAATGTTCCTTTTGAACAATAAATGTATAGTTTGCATCGATATTTAAATTCTCAACAACAACTTGAATCATTGGTTTTCCATTAACTTCAATTAAAGGTTTTGGAAAAGTATAGCCCGCAGCAGAAAATCTACTACCAGCTCCTGCCATAGGAATTAATACATTCATTTTATCAGATTTCCAAGGGACAATAGTTAATTTTTTAGATGCAAAAGTTTTAAATACTCGATTAATTTTATCTTGATTTAAATCATGCCTATTTTCAATAGCAATAAGGGTTGCCCCACTATCCATAGCACCTTGTCTACCAATATGACTATCCTCAAAAATAATAGTATCTTTTGGTAGAGAATTACATGCAGTCATACATTTCCAATACATTTCTGGAAATGGTTTGTTTCTTGTTACATCTTCATTACTAACATAATAATCGATAAATTCAAGAATTCCTAGTTTAAGGAGAACAAGTTTCACAGTATTTCTAATGCTATTAGAAGCAACTGCTACTTGGTATCCCCTTTGCTTTAGTTGTTGAAAATAATGCATTAACTCATAGTCATGCTCCAATTCAGAAAAAATCTCAAAGGTTGCCTTTTGTTTATCTTCCCAAATTTGTTGATGCTTATCAACTGGAAGATTTTTCTTTTCCGTAAGCATGGAAAGTTTTCTTGATGTTGGAAGACCATCATAAAGACTCAGGTGCTCCTGAATATCAATAACATATTCATGCCCAACATTACGCAATGCTACATTCAATGCTTCATAATGCATATCCCTACTATCAATAAGTACTCCATCTAGATCGAAAATTACTAATTTATTCATTACCCAACACTAAGATTATTGTTTCTAATAAAATACCAACCACCATTATCTTCACCACCAGATGGTATCATCTGAAATTTTTTAATTTTTTTCTTAAGATGATGAGATAAAAGTCTATGATGACACAGTGGTATTCTATCATCTTTTAAATATATTTCCAAGTTTTCATATAACTTTGTTGCATATAAAATATTTTCTTTGGATGAGCAGATAAACTTAAAATCTATATGATCATCATTTTCATTTATTATCCAATTATCCCCATCAACAAATGAAGAATATAATATAGTATTATCAGATAAATTTCTCTTTAGTTCATGTCCTAGTTGAACTACATCAGTTCTTGTAAGGACAATATAATCATACTCATCTTCAATTAATTTTCCAACTTGATTTAATGAATAAAGAGGAGAGAGAGAATTATGCATTCCTCTTGTTGTCTTTGATAAATCAACATCAAAATCAAATTTATCAGAAAAGTCTTTTTGTTCCTCTATTAAAATATTTTTAAAATTATAGAGTGATCTGACTTCTTCCGTTTCTTCACTTTTCCAAAAATGGGCATAATAATCAATCTCTATTTTACTATAAAATGTTTTATTTAAAATCTTTCCTTTTTTAGGATATCTTGGTATTCCAAAAAAACATACTGCTATCTTCATAACTAAAATCCCTTTCTTTCTTCACGATCGTAGTACAAATACCATCCAGTGCAATTAACGCCAGTTCTTCGGAGTCCAGTCTTTTCCAAATGGACACCCATTAATGTCTCTGGATGAAATAAGTACCCTTCCTCCCAATATTTATCAATACAGTCTATGAGAGATGCATAGATATCCATACTCTTACCATTAGTAACAACACCAATATCAGAAACACAAATAGGATTAACTTCTTTAAAGTCCCAAGCATCTGGAATCAAAACGTCTCCAGATATTGCTTTTTCAATTTGCTCTTCATCTAAAGTTTTATAAAAGATAAGTTCTGGTCTCCATAGAATTATTAAATCATATTTAATATCATTCTCGCTTTCGTACTGCTTTCTAAGTTCATTTACCAACTTTATATTATATTTTCCACTAAGTGTTGAGGAAACTCTTGCCCCAGATACTTTTCTTTTTTCAAACTTTTCATCATTGGAATGAATTTTTCTTCTCAATTCTTCTGTGTAATTTCTAATAATATATTTTTTCGGATTCCATAATTGTTTTACTTTAGTATCACAATATTCTAATCCTTTGTTATTTGGATATCCAGAAAAAAATATATCTGGTTGAAAAACATCAATTATATATTTTTTAAACTCAGGTTGAACTTCTTCAAAGCACCTGAGCATACCGGAGATTAAAACTGCTACTTTCATCAACAAAAAATAACTGATTTATTAATATTAAGTATCCCACTCATAATTTCTTTAGTATATGCTCCCGCTCTAACGATCACAATTGGTGCCTCAATATCTATTAAAACGTCTGGAGAATTTACCATTAATTTTGTTCCATAAAGTCTTTTCCCCTGTTTTTCTACGTTGTTATCCAAAATTGAGATAACCTTTCTTTCATCTAATCCCAAATTAATAAAAATTTGCGAAAAAATATGAGCTCCAAAAATATAAACAAATTTATCTTTTACCTTTTCCAAGGTACTATTAACATCAGAAAAAATATTTGCATAGTAATTTTGAAATAGTTTTTTGGAATATTCAAAACTCCAATCACAAGATATTACTTTATTGACTTTTTTCGATTTTACCATTATAGAATGCTCATTTATTATCATTTCCTCAATAATAAATCCATTATTGTTTAATATAAATTCCAATACATACTCATCGATATAGTAAGTATGCTCAAACATTAATGTATTTGTATATCCATTCAACAACCATTGTCTCATATTCGGTATAGAAATATAATGATATCCACCATCAACTAAAACATCTCTGACTTTTTTAATAAATCCCATTGGTTCATATACATGTTCAAGTACGTGGGAATGAACTACAATATCATATTTGGTTTCAGAAGAGAAATTTTCAAAATAATCACTAATTATATTTACCCTATCATCTTTAATATTAAACACCCCAGATGGTTCTAAAACACTCCAATTAAACTTTTTATCATCTTCTAAAAAATGCTTAAATAGAGTTCCAGTTGCACCACCTATCTCTAAGCATTTTTTAAATGGTGACTTTTTTATAAGATTAGAAAAATTAAGATGGTGATCTTCCCAAATTTTTCCAGTTATGCCAGGATTGTGATGTTTAGAATAAAGTACATCGAGTGGAATTAAATTCATCAATTGAACTAACCCAGATGAAGTGGAATATCCCCACTTCATATCAGAAAAAACATCTGAGTCTGAAGGAGTATTAATGCATCCCATATAAATTGGAAAATTGTTAAAGCAACAAAGTTCACTAAGTTTTTCGTTTTTATTTAAGACGCATTTATCTCTTTTAATAATTTCCATTTTAATTAAAAATTAACCTTTTCGTTATGACTTATGTGATAATATTTTATATTATCCATTTTACAATAATCTTCAGAGGAATACAAATAATAAAGAACTTCACCCCAAAGAGGTAAATCTCCCCATCTATGAATGAATATTTTATTTAATTCGTCAACTTTATTAATATACTCAAATAATTTTTTATTTTCCCTCATTTTTTTGAGATTTAATCCCAAAACATTTGTATATGGACCAGAAGGTTCTTTTTTACCTCTTTCAGTTCCAAAAAATTCCAAAGAAAAGTCATTCAATCCCTCAGTAACTTCTTCGTTATCTGGATGCCATTTTCCATAAACGCAGACTTTATCTTCAAGAGTTTGAAATACATAGTCGATATTTGAATTAAACAAACAATCTTCATCAATCCTTAATATCATATCATATTCTTGTACATATTTCCAGAAATCAACAAACCAAAAAGAGCACATATGTCTATATCCCCATCCATGTCCACCAGATTTTGGAGTAAATACGATATTTTCTTTTGGTAAAAACTTTGGTATTTCAATAAACTTTATAGGAATATTAGTACAATTTTGAATGTACTCTTTTTGATATTTTAATATATTTCCCTCATGAAAAATAATACTATCACATAGTTTATCTAAATTATTTTCTACACAATTATTTCTCTCAACAATCATATTATAAGAGTCAAGATTACTATATCCTCTAGTTAAAGTTACTACTGCCTTTTTCATTTTAAAATATTGAAAAAATGTTCTTTAATTGGTTCCAACTTTTTCTTTTCTACAAATAGTGGTTGCGAAATAATTTTACTATAAAGAGATTCGTCAGAATCTATCTCTTTTATTTTTTCAACCAATTCATCGATTTCCATACCAAAGGCGTTAATAAAACACTCTGGATTGAAATCTTCCGATACTGTAAAGTCCCCATAGTAAATTGGAACATTTCCAGCAACTTTACCGTGAAGTAATTTTTCTGTATGATAACCAGGATAAACAGAGTTCTCAAAGCAAAGAGAAAACTTGTAGTTTGATATTACATCTAATTTGTATTTTTCTCCATCTGGTAATGATCTAGAAGGATTTGCTTTTCCAAATACATCAACTTCTTTATACTTACCAATTGCCTCAACTGCTTCTACCCTACTATCTACAAATTTACCAAAAACAATAGAGCAGAATTTATCTTTTGGTTTTTTAGTAAATTCATTCTCCCCATACAGATAAGATTCAGGTATCAACCAATTTGGATTTTCATAAGTTCCAACATTAAACCAATCAATGTAAAGATACCAAAGAGGAAGACGAAAATTCTTTCCACCACAATCATCAACATCAAAAGTTAATGAGTAATCGCATTTTTTAAAATTAGGCCTAATATTTTCCCCCGTAAAGAATATTTTTTTACAGTCTTTGTATAGCATATTTTCGTTTCCAAAGACACTGTAAAACATTACATCAGCATCTTCTGGATAAACTACTTGAACATCTTCATATAATTCTTTCAAAATATTAATAAAAAAATTATTATTTTGATTGAATGGAGTCCAGAAATCAGAAAAACAAACTTTCATAATTTAAATTAGTTAATATTATTTTTGTCCCAATAACTACCAGAAATAGAAGAACGAAATTCCAAACTCTGTATAGCTAATGCTGGTTCAAACCAGTAGTTATTTAGATTGAACTTATCAATCAAATAATTATAAAAATGATCAGAAGGTAAATTAATATCCGAAACGCAATCTATTACTTTATCTACCATAGACTTACTAACTAAAAAAGCATGTGTACATCTTGATCCTCTTTTTGTTTTATATACATACTTACCATCAACCTTTGGTTCGTGTAAATTTAAACAAGAACCAACCCAAGCAATATCCCAATCTGTTGGAAGTTGCTCCATAAAAAGATTGCAATATTCTACAAAATTATCACATAAAGTAACATCATCTTCTAATATCAATGAAGTTTCATATTGATTTTTAAAAATATCCTTCAGTATAAATGAATGTTTTAATGCTAATGATCTTTCAGAATCTTGAGCGGTTTCATCGTAAGAATCTACTCCTCTTTTCCAATCATTAAAAATTTTAGGATATTCTTTTTCTATCTCCTTTCTGTTCCACCCGTTCTTATCAAAATTTTCTACAAATTGATATGTATAGATTCTTTCCTCCTCAAATTGATTCAAAAGAGATTCTTTTCTCTCCTTTAGTTTTTTATAGTGGCAGATATAAATTTTATCTACATTCAATTTTGGACATAATAACTCTTTCTTTTTTAATTCATCCCTCCAAGGTTCTTTTTCAATATAAAGATACTTACTTTCTGGAAATTTAAAAGTAAATTTTTGATTATAATCTACACCATAAACTCTATAAGAAACTAAATTTTTGGAAAAAGTTTTATCAGTATTTTGATTTATACTTTTAAAATTTAATTGTTCACCAAATAAATCAAAATGAACCTCAAATATTGCTTTAGAATAAACTTGAGGTCCAGTCATTCTTAGTATATCATTCGGATAAAAATTATTTTTAATATTATCAACAATTAAATCAATAACTTTTTTTAAGATAGGATGCTCTTTATTGAAGATTAAAGCCCACTGAACGAAAGTATTTTGGTTTGTTTCTGCGGTAATAATTGCATCATCATCTTCTTCTATAAGTTCATTTAAAGAAATATTAATAGATGAATCCAAGTCAAGATATATTCCACCATACTTATAAAGAACTAAATATCTCCAAAAATCAACTTTTGCTACAGGAATATTCAATCTATTAAAGCATTCTGATACTTCCCCTGGGTAAAAAGTATTTACAAACTCATCAATTTCAGAATCAATATAAAGTTGATAATTATATTCCGGATTTAAACTCCTCATATTATCAACTTTTTTTTGTACCCCAGGATAAAGATCTTTAGATATCCAAGATTGGAATATATTTTTAGGTATCATAATCTTTTTAAAATATTCTTAAACATTCCATCAAGAGAAAAATATTCATCATAAAGTTTTTTACCATTCTCAAGAAGTTTCTGATATTCTACATCAGAAATTGATTTTAGTATATCATCAATTTGATTAATTTCATCTTCGTTTACGGGAACACAGAAGTCATTCCAATCCAATTCATCCATCCAAGGTAAATAATGAACATCAGAAATATAAACTGGCACTGTTCCCAGTTGAAGAATTTCATAAAGTCTAAAACTACTCTTCCCATACCCTCTGGGAGCAAGTGCAAATTTACTTGAGCAAGTAATATCAATAAACCTCTTAAAGTTTTCAATCGGAACTGTAGTAGACCAATTTCCTGCAGTAATTTTATATCCTTCTTTACCACTCAAATGATTACACATATCCATACGAATCGGATGAGTATTTCTAGAACCAACAAAAGAGGCAAAAATAGTCTTTTCTTTATTAGGAATCCACTCTTTGGGAATTGAACTGCATATCAAAGGAATAGGTATGATGTTATCACCTTCACGATTTCCTCCAGCAGAAAAAATCAGAGTGTCTTCAGGAAAACTCTCAAAGGGACCATCATCAAATTGAGATACAGTAAAGTACTTACCTTTAGAATTTAAAGTTTGATTAAGTTCATCTTGAATATTTTGATATTGTTTTCCAGCAAACATTGCGTTGCAAAAAACGTTTGTCCAGAATACATCAATATATTCTCTATCCGAAGAAATATTTTCTTCATTCCATCTTCTAAAAAAGTATTCCTCAAGATACTCTCCAGTATGGTAAGGAGGATAAGTTGGAGATACTGAAGCAACTCTCAACTCATTATTCTTCATAAGAACCATAAATTTTCCTCTTTAAATTTTTGGATTTTAGTTTCAACTCCAACCATCCAATTATTATGAACAATCATCGCATTATCTTTTCTTTCTTGTATGTAATAAACATGTCCGTTGGGGAATAGATCCTCCGATAACAAGGCGACATGTTCATTGTATTTACTCAGAGCAATCCTATTCATAATTAACTGATCATCGTCATTTTCATCTGCTCCACACTCAGCAACCAATTGACGACACTCTGGTGTTTCATTAAATACCATAAACCCAGTACAGATTGTAGAACCTGGGGCATCAGTTTGAAACAATACTTCTTTGTGTCCTGTAAGAATTTCTACTGGATTTTCTTTGAATACAATATCAGTATCAACCCACATTAGATTTGGATGTTCTTTATGAACCTGATCAATAATCTTCCACTTACGTTTAACAATATCTCTGAACCCACTGCTTGAATCAAATGTCCAAGTTTGATATTCTTTTATTGGTTGATTAAGATATAAAAATGCACCTTTATAACTTCTAAGAATCAAAGATTTATATACATCTTCATCTAGACAAGCAATCATGAAATCATCCATATTAATGCCCACATTTTCTGCGGACTTCAACATGTTTAAACAAATATCTAAACACCCAGAATTTAAAAATGTTAGGAACTTCATAATTTACTTCTATACCATTTATAAGTCAATTCAATACCTTCATGGAGATCAATCTTTGGTTTCCACCCAAGAGATTTAATTTTATCCACATTCAGAACTTTACGAGGAGTACCATTTGGTTTTGTAGTATCCCATTCAATATCACCAATAAACCCAACAACATCAGAAATTGTGTTAGCAAGTTCTTTAATCGTTACATCCTCACCAGTTCCAACATTAATGTGTTCTTCCCCATCATATTTCTGCATACAAACATAACATGCTTCTGCAAGATCATCAACGTGTAGAAACTCTCTCATTGCAGAACCATCACCCCAAAGATTTACCGATTCATTATTTTTAGTTGCTTTATGAAACTTAGCAATCATCGCAGGTAGAACGTGTGATGTTTCCAAATCAAAGTTGTCATTAGGACCATAAAGGTTCGTAGGCATCAGCGAGATGGCATTAAACCCGTGTTGCTGGCGATATGCCCGACACATCATAATGCCAGCAATCTTGGCAATCGCATATGCATCATTGGTAGGTTCTAGAGCACCAGTCATCAACTGATCTTCGGTGATAGGTTGAGTTGCAAACTTAGGATAGATGCAGGATGATCCAAGAAATAGGAGTTTCTTTACACCGAAGTTATAAGACTGTTGAATAAGATTAGTTTGGATTTGAAGATTCTCAGTTAAAAAGTCTGCCTTATAGTTATTGTTTGCCATAATACCACCAACTTTGGCAGCGGCAACAAAAACATACTCAGGTTCTTCTGAGCAGAAATATCTTTCAGTTTCATCTTGATTTGTAAAGTCAACATCATCACGAGTGCCTTTGATGATGTTGGTATAACCTTTACTTTCAAGATTTCTCACGATTGCCGAACCAACCATTCCGTTGGCACCAGCAACTAATACTCTAGAATCACTGTCCATAAATGCACATATCCTCAACTAATTGTTTAAATGAAATCTTAGGTTCCCAACCCAGTTTTTCTTTTGCCTTAGTGGCATCACCCAATAAGGTCTCTACTTCAGCAGGTCTGAAATATTTAGGACTCACTCTTACAACCTCTCTTTTGGTAAGTTTATCAATACCAACTTCATCCAGTCCTTCACCTTCCCAGGCAATTTTCATTCCAAAGTATGGTGCTGCTTCCTCAACAAACTCACGCACCGAATACTGCTCACCTGTGGCAATCACATAATCATCAGGTTCATCTTGTTGAAGCATCAACCACATCGCTTCTACGAAGTCCTTAGCGTGTCCCCAGTCACGTTTTGCGTTTAGATTCCCGAGATATAGTACATCTTGTTTCCCAGTTGAAATAGATGATAATCCTCTAGTGATTTTTCTTGTGACAAAAGTTTCTCCTCTTCTAGGGGATTCGTGATTGAAAAGAATTCCAGAACTTGCATGTAATCCGTAAGACTCTCTGTAGTTTTTGACGATCCAGTATCCATAAACTTTTGCAACTCCATAAGGTGAACGAGGATAAAATGGTGTGGTTTCAGACTGAGGAATTTCCTGAACCTTACCAAACATTTCAGATGTAGATGCTTGATATATTCTTGTTTTTTTCTCCATTCCCAAAAGACGAACTGCTTCAAGAATACGAAGTGTTCCTAAACCATCAACCATACCAGTGTATTCTGGCATCTCAAAAGAAACTTTTACATGACTTTGAGCACCAAGATTATATATTTCATCTGGTTGAACTTGCTGAATAACTCTTACAAGATTTGTAGAATCAGTCAGATCCCCATAATGAAGTTTAAGTTGTGGATAAATGTGATCGATACGATCAGTGTTGATCATAGAAGATCTACGAATAATTCCATGAACTTCATATCCTTTCTCAAGAAGAAGTTCGGCAAGATAGGACCCATCCTGCCCCGTGATACCAGTAATTAATGCAGTTTTCATATAGTTAAATTAGAAAATAAATCAAATTTCCTTCTGTTACTAAAAATAGTCATTTTTTGTTCTTAATAGAGTATTTTTCTAAAAGTTCTGGTGAATATTGACGGGAAATTTCAAGTATTTCTTTACATTCCACCCTTTCTTTCTCTAAAAGATAAACACGATTTCTTATTTCTGATGAGGAATATTGATGTCTTCTTAGGTGATAATAAATTTCAATACCATTATCTACACAATATTGTTTTCCAGTTACTTCAACGTTCATATATTCTTCGCTTAGAAACCTAATATGAAAGGTTTGAGTTTGAATTAAATTCAGCAAGTCTGCCTCGGTCTCATAGACCAAAATCTCATCCACGTACTTACATCCCTGTAGTTGAACATATCTCTCATAGATAGACTGTACTGGTTTATTTTTAATTCCTGGGCGATCTATTGTAGGATCTACTTGAAGTGCGACTTTTAAATAATCACAAAGTTCTTTTTCCATTCTGAGCATTGTAACGTGCCCTGCGTGGAAAAGGTCAAATGAACTGCAATTAAAACCGATTTTCATCACCATAAGGTATTTTTATTTTATTATACCAAAATAGGAGAGTTTATGCAACTCTCCTATTAGGTCTTTCATGCACGCCACCAATTCTTTAACTGGAAATTGGAAACCAGGCGGGGTTTCCCCATCCACACCAGTCGGCATATTTAATGTCCAATCCGACGAGGACACAAAGGGTCATTTGACTCCACCAGTTCTGTTATAGACAATCCGTGTCTTCTTCATCCTTTACATAACAAGGAACTCTATCTGGATCTAACCATTTTGCATACTCAATGTCTTCCATAGCAGTAGTACATTGCAAACCATTATCAAATAGATAAATGTCGTTCCACCGTTTAGTGTATTCATTTTTCTTTTGCATTCGATAATCTGGTTTACCGTTTATTTCAAGAATACCAGACTCAACGAAACGGTATCCTTCACGCTCCAAAAGAACTTTTGTCATGCAACTTCAACAGATTCAAGATCATTATAAACATATTCCATAAGCATTTCATAATCATCCAAAGGATCACCAGAGAATACTACACCTTCATTTTCATA